CGACCAACCAAACCACTTCATTTGTTCCATTGTTTTGGCCAATCCTGCTCCATATGCAGTTGACACATCACCTGACATATACTGCATCTGTGTAACCTCAAAATTAATCTGTCTTACTTCATCGGCAGCAGCTTTAAGATTTTTTACTATTTCATAAACCCCAAAACCAGCCGCTACTGCTGGAAAGAATATCTTGAAAATATTACCAACCGCCATTTCAACTTTTGCCAATTCACCACTAACCTGAGACATGTAAGATGGATCAAAAGTCTTCTTATGTTGTTCTTCCAACTTTTTCAAAGTTCCATCTATTCTTTTCAAGGCAAAATCCTGCTCTTCTGTCCCGTCCTTGTAATACTTATGTGCTGCTTCTCTCAGCTCCCCATAATACTTAATCGATTTCTCTAAAGTTTGTCGTTCTTGAAAAACCCTCTTATCTAGTTCTTCTTTTGTTATACGCCCAAGTTCCTCATCTGCTTGCTTTTGATCTTGAACTGCTTGCTGACTTTGTTGTTTTCTAAGATTATTGATTTCCTCACCCAAACGCCTTTGTGTCTCAATCACCTTATTAAAAGATTCTTGAGACACTTCAAAAGCTATAACTAGTTTTTGTGCTAGTTCACCGAAATCTTCTGCCATTTATTTCTTTCCTGGGAAAACAATATCTAAACTATCCCCTACTTCTGCCTGCCTTTGTTTCTCCATTTCCTTCTTAATGTTTTCATCTACTTCTTGTTCGAAAGAAGCACCTGTCTTTGCTACCTTTTCATTCTCTTCTGCAAACTGATTAGCATAAGTTGGTTTTCCACTATCCCCAAATAAACCCATTGCATCAACCTGTTTCATAGCTTCTGGATTTATAAATGAACATAACAACTTCAACATTGATGTGGTATTGTTTCTTTCCAATTCTCTATCATACATTACATTTTGATGAACCCATTCAGAACGATAAAAGTTCCATTTTTCCTTCCATTCATCAAAACCCTTCAACTTCATTACATTCCACAACCTCTGTGAATACCCTTCATTCCTCACTATATGGCGAATACCCTCAATGATCCTTTCATCTTTATCTTCTTTTAACCACTTCAAAAACAAATTGAACTGCTTATACATCATTGATAATTGTGATGCGTCTAACTGACAAATGAATGTGTATACCTCTCCAGAACAATCATTGATAGACAGAACAGAACGACTCAATATATCACGTACCATCACTATATGTTTCAAAGACGGAAGAGTAGCAACATCCCTCCATTGTAATTCCTGTATTTCTGACTCATAAAGAGTACGAAAAACAACTCTACCTTTTAAGAACTTATACTCTTTACTTGTATATCCGTTATATATGAGTTCTTCTAGATTCTTATATTCCATTTACTTCTCCCTTTGCACATTACTAAGTTCAATCAATTGTAACTGCCTCAATGAGTTGTATAACTCCGCAAAGGAAATAAGAATCGGTTCTTGCACCTCTCTAAAGAAATTACAACCTTCCTCTAAATCAGGAAATGGTTGTCCATTAATCATGATTGCCCTGGCCAGAATCTGCACCTTTAACTCCTTCTCTCGACTGAAGGGATCCAAACCAACACAAGATTTCATAGCATCAATATCTTCCCCTACAGTTAGGAGCCTAACTTGCACCTTACAACCATGTAAATCCACTTCTTGTTGTTTTTTACCAACTTCAATTAACTTCTTCAAATCATGTCTTTCCAACATAAGGGTTCCTCCCTTTATAAAACATCTTTATTCCATTGCTCAACCTTATCATTTGGTTTGAGCTTGGTTTTAATTGTTCCTTAATATCCCAATATACCAATTTCCTCCTTACTTGTAGTCCACATAACTCACCACTACCGTAACACTTTCCGCTATATTCACACTTCCTATTGCGGTAGGTTTCGAATAGTTGGATATCATACAATTATAGTAGTAAGTGGCACTTTCCTCCCCTGACACAGGGTGCTTTTCCAAAACCCTTAGGTTGAACATCGCCTGTTGTTGGTCAAGTGCTGCATATTGAGCTGACGCTGTTCCCGGAATCCTATTCAGTAAGCCACCTCTCTTGTTTCCATCATTATATAAAGCAAAGCCATTGATGGTAAGAGAATAGTCTGCCGGTCCGGGTTGAAGCTCAACCACCCTTCCAGCATCTGCACTATCAATGTGTCTGATTTTGTTTATCGTTCTCGTATCCGAACGAGATATATTTGTGCAGAAGCCTATTTTGTTGCCTTCGTTGTCAAATATATCTATCGACGTACTCACAACTGCACGGTTTCCTTTGTCCACCCCTGTGCCATACCCAAGTTCTATAGACATAATTCTAATCCTCCCTCATACATTTTAATTTTCTTTTCATCCACAATAACTAATTTTCTTTTCGGGTATACATCCCTAAAAGCACTCCATTTTATTTCATCCAAATCCTCCTTCCATCCCTTACACTCTATACAATAAGAAATTGGTTTCTTAATCTCGAAATCCACAATATAAGTATGTTCGTAATTTTCAAAATGATATGGTATGGCTATCGTTTCATAAGACCAATCAAAATGATACTTATCTAACCACCTTGCAATAATCTTTTCATAACTAGATTTTAGATAAACCTTTCCTGCAATAGGTGATTCATACCACCCGGCCTTAAAACCTTTCCTCTGGTGTTTGAGCATCTTCTTTCTCAAGTAACCCTTCTTCCAATTTGCAAGAGAAATAATTTTTAACTTTTCCCCAACTTCTGGTCTTCTCATAGCTGCCAGATGATTTTTTCTGGCCTCTTGTGTGGGTTTCTTCCCAATCAGAGATGAGGATATTCTCTTTTTGGTTTCATCACTAATTTTTACCCCTTTCTTACTAGATGGTTTCCCTTTATGAGCATTTGACAAATTCTTCCTATGCTGTTCTGTGAACTTCTTCCCCCTTAAGAACAAATTGGGCCTTCCTTTCAATAAAGAACTTATAAAAGCCCTCTCAATGGGATCTCCCCACCTTTTGATAGCTGCCTTACGCATGCTTTCTCTGTGACCTTTTGCCAAACGGTACACGCTCATATTCTAAGCCAAGCCCTCTCGATAGGGTCGCTCCACCTTTTTCGTGAAGCGACCCTCATATTTTCTATGTGTAATCGAGAGAACTTTTTCATGATTTTTGTCAATACAGATCTTAGGTCAAATCATAGCCATATTGGAAAAGTACAACCTCACAGATGTAGATTGGCTGATACGACCCCTGTATAATAACCCAAGTCTTTTGAGATCCAGTTCCTTGAACCGCTGTTAACGCATTGGAATTGAACCCCCTAATAACTTTCGACTTAACTTTATTACTCAAGGTTGTACGAGCTATACTTTTTGCCGCTTCCAACAAACCATCATCTATACCCTTACCCCTCAACAACTTTAAGTCACTCTCTATGGCTAGTTTGACATCATCATCTGCCACACTAATGTTTCTTTGCTGTGTCTCCACAGAGGTCCTACTAGTTGTAATATCTCTTCTAACAATAAAGTTAGAGCCCTCTGCCTCAACACACATAAGACCATTCAACACATTATTCTTCTTCTGTGGTTCAGAATAAGTAGCACCAAGAGATACAATACCAGACAAGGTGAAACCAGTCAAAGAAGAAGCTGGGGTATCTAAAGCTGCTGCAGCTCCCACAACTAAAGCAGCTAAGAAGTAACCATTCAACGTCTCTTCTTCAAAACTTCCATCCTCTTGTTGAACATTGGCAACAAAGTCTGGTTGATCTAAAACACACACACGTTCATCATTCATTGACCGTGAGTAGTATATCATGGTTCCAGGTGTTCCAGCATCTCCCGGTATCGAGCCAGTAACCATACCTAAGTAGACCCTTCTGTATTTCTTATTTTCTACAGAAGACATATCATCTACATGAGTTCTTGCAGCACTAAACAATACCGAAGAATACCTCATTAATGCAATATGGAACTGTTCTCCATCTCCATAGTCTTGTAGAAGAGTTAATGCATCTATAAAATCTGCATCTGCATCATCTTCTACCCCCACAACAGCAACCTGCCCAGCATTACTACCATAACCGGCCGGACCCATAATCAGAACCGCTGCTTTATATACGTCACTTGTAATACCATGATCATTAGCTACATCTGTCAAGTTATAGTACCTTTTGAACTCCTGATACATATACTTCAGATATTCGTAAGTGACATAGTAAGTAGAACCGGTTGCTGGTTCTTTGTAGGCACTATTTGTAGCCGGAGGAGTTCCTGTTCCAACAGCTCCCCCGAGATCCACATATGTTAAAGTAGATCCACCAACTACTTCTGCTAACAATTTATCAGTATAAGATCCAGATACATCCGACCGATAAATTCTATAACCTTCAGCTAACGGTACTGCAGCCCAAGATAAAGTTACCTTACTACTAGGATCTGGTACAACTACCGTAGCTTCTACTGAAGCATTTGTCTCTCCCACAACAGGACCTGTAACATTAACGGTCCTAATGGCGGTAATAACATAGTAATATGTATCCGCATCAAGACTACCTCCCGATCCAATCACGGGGGTAGCAAGAGTAGGTCTAACCAGTTTTGTCCCTAACCACTTAATGGTATCCCCAATCTTTTGGAAATCAATGTCCTCTGTATAATCTCCAGGACCCCCTGCAGACAAATTAACTTCACTAATTGAATCAACTCCAGAATTAGCTAAAGTTTCTATACTTCCTTGAGCTCCCTTTGTCACCGCTTCATCACTCACTGTAGCCAGTCCACCATTCGTTTTTCCAACAATGACTGGTACAATGTTAGCAACAGCTGACAAAGGACTACCCAATAATGGATTCCTCTCGGAATATACATCTGGGCGTAAACTAAGATCTTGCATACATTCCTCCTCAACTATTTGTTAACTGTGGAGCAGAATCTTCCATCTTCTCCAAGTCTCTTTCTACTATTCTTTTCCAGTTCGTTAAGATGGAAAGTGATATGGTAAACCCATATATCGATTTCGTATTATCTATAGGTTTTTCATACTCACTTGTCAACCTAGCAAAACTGTCTGGTTCTATGATAAATCCTTCTTGCTCTAACATCCCCCTTACAGCACCACCATCCGATAATCCAACTAAGAGAACATCCACTAAATTCTCAGCATTAGGGGACGTCCAACTTTCTACTGCCAAAGTAGCAGTAAATCTAACTTTCCCTCCGTACTTATCATATATCTTTCCATCATCTTCAAATCTATCCAAAAATTGTCCCAAACTCCATTCTGAAGTTCCATTACCAGATGATGTTTTGACAATTATACAAGGCCTAAACGATTCATCCATTGGAAACTTATCAAAGATCTGAACCTTTGTGGTTTTCTCGTCACTAGTGTACTTAAAGTTTTGAACAATAGGTTCCGTTCCCCCTATCCATAGGCGTAACTTATCCACCACTGTTTTTCTAAACGCCTCTGTAACCCCAAAGTACATGTCACTCCTCCACCACTATACTGACCACTAAACTTTTCAATCTCTCTTGAACCAACTTAACCGCCTCCTTCACGCCATCTCTAAAGAAATGTTTTCCTTCGTAGCCAGGGTGTACCCATCTCCCATCTTGCATACTCTTTTCTGTAGCACGCCTAAAAGTTATACCCTTAACATCCGCAAACTCCAACGGTATGGCTCTAACCGCTTTAAGTAAATACCTCATCTGATGTCTTTTAACCCCACTCTCTTGATACTTAGCATAAGGCGCTACACTTGGGTCTGAATAAATAATCACCCTACTTTTCTCTAGATCCACCCTAAACTTAATACTTTTTTGTATTAAACCAGCACTGTTCTTAAAACTAGCCGTGTTCAATTTCTTAATAACCTCTCGTTGTACCAGCAAACCAATCTGATTCAAAACTTTAGGTAACTGTCTCTCCCAAACCTGCCTGGTTGCAAGATTCTTAATCCCCTTAATTTCCCCAAATCTAACACTGTAAGCAGCTATCTGACTCATAGGTATGTTGGTATATCGAACACGTTATACAATCGCGGTTCAATCTCCTGTAATTTCCCCTTTTGAGCAGTTACACTTCCCTGCCAAGGAAATGCCTCGGCACTATCAATTTCATAGCGCCTATTATCTTTCCTTACTATAACATCACCATTCTTAAGTTGTGGATAAGTAGAGACAAATACACTACTCCTACCATCCATCATCCAACCACTATCCCCTAATCTAACTAAAAGACTGGGGGGATCAATAATTACCTTTACCCAACCAAGAGGTACATATCCGCCCTGCCAAGTCGTACCATAACAGTTTTGGCACATTGGATCCATAGATTGACCATGACTTGCATCATAACAACTACAACGAACCCCAAACATCTTTCTCACCCAATAGTAAACATCTTCTCCAACCAAGTTATTCAAGGCGATATTATGACGTCTAACCATTTCACTCAAAATGTACTTAATGGGACCTCTTGCCTCCATCTGAAAGGTTACAGAATCTGCCTTTTCCGACTCTTCCCCTAAACTATTCACTGCTGTTACTGTATAGTAATATCTGGCATTTATCTTTTGTGTAGCCGACATATCCCTCAACTGTAGAAGAGATATCGGCACAGAGGTTATCTTTTCCATATTGGGAAGAGATGGTCCCGCAGCTCTCCAAACGTTATACCCAACAACATCGACTTCAGGATTGGCATTCCAAAAAATATCCAAATCCCAACGAGTTAATGGGTTAACCACTCTTATACCAGTCACTTTGCTTGGCACAGACATATCAATGTAAAACTCCTTTGTGATACCAATAGCTCTTTAGTATTTCGCTTGAGCAAGGTTTTATCCCTTCCTTAATATAAATTTAACCATGAAAATGCTTTACGAGAATTTGGCTGAGTTTTGCTTTAGTCTCACCTTCATATCTTCTTCTGAGTACCCTAGAACAAAAACGAAAAGTTTTCCAACCTATCTTCCTTAACTCAACATCCCTAATGGCGTCCTCTATTACATCATGCCAATAAGAACCATCAACTTCAATATCAATTCTTCTTTTAGGAAAAGCTACATCTAAATGCCTATATGTACTCTCGGTTTTTACTGTGTATTCTACAACAAAATCCTTACCATTTATAAAGTTCATCTCCTCTAAGTAGGAAACCAACATTTTATGAGGATAAGTAAATCTATCCTTCACTCTAACCTTTGAACCAAGACATAATGCCCTTAACTGCTTCGGAGTTGCCTTCTTTCCTTTATTCCAAGCCTTTTGTCCCAAATGCGAAATCACCAACTTACCCCTATGTTCCATTGATAGAACCTTCCCTTTATGCTTAAGTCCAATTGCTCTCCTATCTAAAAAGCTCCTACAAATAGATTCTGGATATAGTAGTTGATACTTAGAAAAAGTAAGTCCTTTGTGCACCCTCAATAAATGTTGAATTAAATTCCTCTTTCGATACTCAATTCCCAAGTAATCTTCACACAATTTACAAACAACAAAATCTTCATTCTCTATTGACATAATCAAGCACCAAAGATGTTTTTACAATTAGGGAGAAAAGAAAGAGGCCGGAGCACACGATAGGGCAGGCGCTGTGACCCTACCCCCTGGCTCCGTGGTCTGAAAGACATTTTGAAACCCAAAATTCCTCCACCTAAAACCCCACCAGTCCCTCTAAACATCCTATTCCACTCTTCCGCCATCTGTCTATAGAACTGCCCTCTTTGCATACCCAGCGTCTTTCCCGCGTCCGAATAATTCATTGTGTTGGCGTCCTCAAATCTCGCTCTTTGTAACAAACATTCTACAGTAGCGCCTGAGGTCAAAATGCCTGGACATGGTACAGAATCAAAGGACCAATTACTTATCGTAGGTGGATGTTCATTAATAATCATCAGTGAATGTTGTAGAGCCCTTCTTATCATTTCGTCAGTCCAATACTTCACCGGCTCATCCAACTGATACTTCAACCAAGTGTCATCTATTTCATACAAGTTGTATCTAACAGAATTGATATATGCTTCTAAATTGTCAATTTCCCCCAGTATCAAACTCCCCTCTACTACCAAAAGAGTAGTCCCATACGTACCACTAAATCTAATCTTATAACTTCCCGCTTGGAAGCCAACTGCTAAAAAAGAATACTGATAGTATCCAGTAGCAATACGAACCGGAGTACCAGATAATACCACTGAACCGTCAGATGAACGAGTAATTTGAGCAGCAATCCCACTAACATCTACGTAATTCTTATCACTATCAGCAAAATAAACAAAAACATCCAAATACTGATTAACCCCAGAAGTAGAAACCCTACCCTTGGAGTAATCACCTGACTGGTTCAGTGATATTTGTTCCGACATAAATTACCCCTTTTGTTCCTCTGTTTCACTTAATTGAGTCAGAAGATATTCAGGTAATAAGGATAAGTCCTTACCATCAGCGACAAATTTCTTAACTGGTTCCACTAAAGAACCATAAAACTTCAATTTGTCGCCATTAGACAAACTAACAAAAACATCCATCATATCTTGAAAATTATATAAAGAACACTCATCCAACTCAACTTTAGTGTCTTCATATATCTGTTGTAAGAAAGTTTTCAAATCATCCTTAACTTTCTCCAACTTTGGGAAATAAGTTGCCATCTGATTAACAACCCAATCCATCCTCTGTTCCCCCGTGGATTGATCTCCCATTTCATACTGTGCAACTTTCATCAGATCCTTAGCAACTCGGCCATACAACTTAGCCTTATTGGGATCTTTCAAATCTGGATTACTCATCTTCTGCAACAATTTTTCTAAACCAGACTTGACATAAGTAGGCACATACTTCTTTAATGCCCACATAACAACTGGAAGACCTATTGCCATTCCAGTTGATAGTAAGACATGCTCTTTCAACCATTCTAACATACAACCTCCTATTATTCTTTAGTTACCAAATACAAGATAACAAGTGTTAAAACACACAGTGTCCCTTTAATCAAATTTTCATCCATAAGTTATTGATTTTTCAAACCTTCAACCTCTTCCTCTAAAGCCTCTATTCTTAACTGTTGGTTTTTTGCCACCTCTATTAAGAAAGCTACCATCTTTGCGTAATCTAAAGATTTATAACCATTACCATTTTCACCAACAACTTCAGGAATAGCAACCTCCACCTCTTGTGCTATCATTCCAATTTCCTTCTGTTCCCCCAACCCCTTAACCGCTTCTACACTTGTATCCCAATTGTAATACACCCCTCTTAACTGCTTTAAGGTAGCAATAACATCTAAAGAGGAAGATATCTCACTTATATTCTTCTTCAATCGCAGATCCGAAGATGTGTTAGTTAAAACTCCAGATGAATCCGAATAAACCGCCCTATTCCCCGTACCTGACAGATTGGTAATTTTAACGCTTCCTGATGGATCAACTTGCATTCTCATCAAACTAGAATCTGTTGTATCATCACTAATTGTAGATCCAATACTATATCCGGATGCAGGAACTGTAGAGATGAACCTAATCCCTTTGATATAATCTACTAGCACCCCATGAAAACCATAAGTGGTAGGGTCTCCTGGGCCCACTACCAAAGTATTGTGGGCGGCAGAACTCGCATAAAGGTTCCACCCATATATGGCAACTTGATGACTTGATGTTTCCCCAAGAAAACTCCTTGCATTCAACCGTTGGTTAACTCCATAAGAAGGACTTTTAATCACTAAAGATTGATCTGGAGAAGAATCATTTATCCCTTGATTAGCTGTAAAATTGTTTACTTTGTTTAAGTATGGAACATTTGTTAACGTTCCTGCAGTATTTATGTTGATCCCGTTGAGCTTTAATGAAGATGTAGCATTTACATCTGTTGTTATCAAACCAGAATTACCACCATCCACAACTAAAGTACCAGATGACACCACTAACTGATTAGCACTATTGTTTCTCAATGAGATGTTTCCCGTATTGTTTGAGTTATTGAACTCCAGCTTTGCACCATCTAATATTGCAGTTCTTGTCGATATCCTAACTCGTGGGTACGATGCCCCACTGGTTGCCCCTGAAGGTGTAGTTAAAAAAACCAACTCACCTGGAGTGCTAGATGTAGTCCAATTTTCCAATGCACGTAAGGTTATATACCCCCCAACACCAAATGTACTAGCATCTTTTTTTCCACGAAAATCTAAGTACCCAATATCATTACCAGTAATGGGGATACTATTTAATCGGGATATGATAATCTGTCCTCCAGTATCCCAATCAAAAGTGTTCCCATATGTACTAAAAACATTGGCTTGATTCTTATAGGCTACATTACTAAGTGTACCAGCATTGTTTATATCTACATTATTGATTTTATAAGTTGCACCTGTAGGAATAGTAACTCCTGTACTAATTGATACATTTGTTCCATCATTTACTAAAGAATAAGATGTTCCATTTCCAGTATTATTAAGCCTCAGATATTTCCCATTCGTTATTTGTAAATCAGAAGTACTATAAGTAGTAGTAGAGGCAATATAAAGTCTATCTGTATAATCTGGGGTACCACCCTCCCAATAGCGAAATCTCAAAAAACCACTATCATTAACGTATATCTGTGAATGATAGTCATTTCCAGTTGTATTAGAAAGTTTCATTGCTGGACCATACCCCGTCCCCGTCAAGGTTAAACTTTCTTCTGTAGTAGCAGAAATAGTTTGTCCTTTAGAAAATGAGTTATTATAATTTAAGTAAGCTATGTTATTCAAAACTGGAGAAGTATTGATGTTGTTACCACCCAAAAGTATAGAAGAAAGGGCATTAATCGTCGTTCCCCCAATATTACCCCCTACTGTTAAAGATGAACCAACTAATGTGAAACTTGTCCCTCCATCTCTAACCAACTGAGAAGAAGTTTGCGTAGATGCACTTATTAAATACGGAATAGTCCCAGACGAACCCAACGTTGTATATGTATTACCACTGCTAACCGTCCCACTAGAAGCCCAACTCAAATTTCCTATACCATCTGTAGTTAAAACCGTACCACTATCCCCATCTGTTGATGGCCAATTGTAAGAAACCCCATTAAGGGTTGTAGAAGATACAACGCTTTTATCTGCAACAATCTTTCCTGTATGTGTTCCAGAAAAAACTGGAGAAACCATCAATAGGAATAGTATAAAAAATCTCATTTCATTTTCCTCTATCTATCAATCTGGGGAGGGGTATTTCTACCCCTCCCGCTCACGCGAAGTACACGTTAAATTACTTGTATTCACAGTCTACATTCGCCGTAGGTGTTATAGTCTCATCCGTAGATTGCATCCAACAAGTAACTTCTGTAGACGCATCCACAGATATTGTTCCAGTTGCTGTAAATCTACTTCCTGGGACTGCAGAGGCGTCAGAAGTAACCGTCAAATATTCCCCGCCGCTCGTTCCCTTGCCACACCGCCATACACTTCCTGTAGATCCACCTTCACCATCATTGACTATTGTAACAGTAATACGAGTCAAAGTAATACCATCTGATGGTGTCATAGCAGCAAACTTAGTAGTAACACCAAGGGTCCCATTATTACCACCAAAGTGACTGTACTTTACCGTAGAAGCTGGAGTGGTCCACGACATAACCCCAGTCCCATCCGTAGTAAGTACTTGTCCACTATCTCCAACTGTTCCTGGTAATATGAAAGCCGGATCACCACTTAATGTTTCTGGAGCTTGAAAAGATACGGCATGGTCACCATCTGCATCATCAAACTGTAAGATACGATTAGTACCCCCAATTGTCAAATCATGAATGGTGAAGCTATATGTATTGTCAATGTTCTCTGGAACTACCGCATTCACAGCAAGACTAGAAGCAATAACCTCTGATCCCAAAGAACCAGCAGCTATTGCACCAGCCGCTACTTTATCTGCTGTTGTTATCTGTGCTAATTTGGAATCCGGAATACTTCCAGCTAACTGGTCAGTACCAACTGCCCCAACTGCTACACTAGATGCTATAACACTAGATCCCAATGTCCCAGCTGCTATTGCAGAAGTAGCCACTTTATTGGCAGTAGTAATCTGATTCAACTTAGTATCTGCTATACTACCAGCCAACTTATCATTGGTAACAGCAGAATCTGCAATCTGATTCTGACCCACTGCATTAACAGCAACACTAGATGCTATAACATTAGATGGTAGGGAACCCGCGGATATATTACCCGGTGTCAATTCCGTTATATTACCACCCTTTCCAGAGAAACCTGTCACTGGATCAAGGGTAACATAATTAGCTCCTCCATCTGACACTACCGTCTTTGTGGTAATCTCAACTTGAGCAGTTCCAGTTGGAGCCGCTATTGTTGGTACCACAACTTTCTTTCCCACTAATTTACCGGTATTCTCTGCAGAAGAAATACCGAATAATAGGAAGAAAGAAAGTAGTCCTATACTATACTTTTTCATGTTCTTTCTCCTTAAGGATTCTTTGTATACATTAATTCAATCATCCCAGTTGGTGTTAACGACTGAGTCGTTGAACTTATCATACATACTACTTTATTACCTGCACTTATACTCACATTTCCACTCTGTGTCACCAAATCACCAACCGGAGTGGTATCATATGTCGTCAAACTAATTGCACTACCACTATACCCACAAGACCACACTGTACTTCCACTATCTCCTGATATATGCATTGTAACCGACAACTGTTTTAACGTAATGTTCACAGATGGTGTAAAGGAATAGAACGTAGTACCTTGACCCAAGGTGCCATTGTAGGCTGTAACATTAACATCTGCTGTGGTTATAAGATTGTTTGCATATATATTCCCCTCTATGTTAACATCCCCCTTAACATCCATCTTATAACTCGTTGGTAACTTATCTAAACCAATATTTCCTGTAGTTGAATCTACACTTAGCCCATAAGTTGAAATACTTGTACTCACTCTCAATGAGTACTTCCAATTTGAGTCCGAAACTATGTGTACCTTTGCCACTGGATCATAAAAACCAACATTAACTCCAACCCCACCGGTCATATTAAACTTACTATTACGAGATCCTTCTATAATCAATGCTTCATTAAACGAATCCCTATTGTATATGTGCAATCTGGCTAAGGCACTTACAGGATCCAAACCAAGACTTAATCTTCCCCTATAATAAATATCGACTTCTGGATGACTGGGTATAGGTATTACAGCATCATTAACATTAAATCTTGGGGTTCCGCCTCTATCATACCGGAAATCATCTATATAACCATCAATACCACCTGCCCCCCAAGGATTATACCCCAACCTAGCATTTCCATTTGTATATGTAACACCAGTATACACTGACTGCCAAGCCCCACTCATTGTTGCTCTAACCCCATTAAACCACATAGCAAAATTGGTCTGTCCTGCTCCACCATGTTGTAGTACAACATAATACCATGTTCCAGCTGATAATGGATAAGCAAATGTCATTGTTTCCATATGTGGATCTCCACCAAACTTCTGTCTTTCAAAACCACAACCACTGGAATTACAATAGAACAAAACATGACCACTCGTCCCACTAGATCCACTATTGTTTGTATAATAAATCCTATTATTGGACGCCACAGAATCTAATTTCATCCAAAAGGAAATGGTATAAGCAGTATAGGACTCCCAATTTGGATCAAAATCATTACCACTCCAACTTGTTGATAGTTGTGATCTACTTGGACTAGTCACAAACCTTGCCGATCCTCCACCAAAAACATACTGAGAATTACTAATAGTTGGAAGAACAGCCCCACCAGCATCCCAAACCCTACTTGTATAATCATTTGTATTACTATCAAAATTAAAGTAAGATTTTGTATAAGAAGATAAACCTTGACTGTAAGGGTTCCCATCAATCAAAAAATCTCCATCAAAGAACCTAAACTTTGCATTAGAGCTTTCCGGCAAACAACCCCCAACACACACTGTAGAACCACGTAATAACATCCATCCATCCATCAAACTTGTTTCCCCAGTATTGTGCATACTTCCAAGTATATCAGCATTATATAGTGGAGAAGACACAGCAACCCCAAACCTCTTGGTGACATTATCCCACCAAATGTCTCCCCCAGTTATGGACTGTGGTTTAGCATACAAATTACTACTTACTACTAATGTAATTAAGAAAAAGATTCTTTTCATAACTTTTGTACAGTAATCAAATTATGCCAACTTATGATGTTGTCTACCGTCCCCAAAGCATTAATGTTTATACCACTACTTATAATTTCAAAATCTACATCCCAATCTTCTTGATCTTGAACCGCAAAATCTTGTTGAACATTACCAACCAACTCGGGAATAGAAGACCCATTCCTCTTCCAAACCCCTCTTTTTACCATACCGCCACTATCTGCTGCCGAACCTGAACCGCCACCGGTTCTTCTTATAACCGTCTTAACCTCTATGAGAATTGTACTGTCTTCCTCAATATCCACCGAATGTATCAAAGTTGGAGTAGCACTATTAGTTCCAATCACCTTTTGCAACAATGAAAAATTTTCGTCACTATACTCCTTCAAAATTTTATCTAACCTTTCTGCGACATCTGTATAAGAGCCTTGTGGGTTAGCGCCTAAAGTTGTTTCAATAATAACCGCTTCATTCTGCAAATCATTTACATGAGATGCAATAACCTCATCCCCAACACACTTATAACTAACCCCAATAGATTGACCAGCATTACTAGAATTAAAGTAGATCAATCCTGAAGCATAAACTACTTGAAATTGATTAGATCCTGGACTTCCACTAACCTCCGTAAAACCAGGTATACTAATACTGGATGGAACATCATATCTTGGAAGATGATTTAGAACAACTGTGAAAGGATCAACCAAGGGTATAGTGTGACTTTCAGATGTAATAATCTGTCCAAGATTTACTTTTTCTGTAAAACTTGTGATGCTTCCTGGATACGCCATATATCCCTATACCCTCGCTAAATTAAAAAAATTGTTTGGATAAATACCCATTATTACCTAAATGGACTGGTACTATTCGCTTGAGCAAGGTTTTGATTGTGCTTTAATATCCCAATATACCAAAATCCACTATCAACCAAAATAGTACCAGTCCATTGTTAACACTATCTTTCGCTTGCTCTCGTTTCCTTCTCTTCCTCTTTTTCTTTTTCTCTTAATTCTTTCAACTTTTCATCAAAGACATTTTGATCTTTATCCACTACAGGAGTCTCAGAGGTAGTTGGATAACTCTCATACTTCTTTTTCGTCCTAACAATCTTACAAGCATCCATATCCTTGTAATCTTTCTCACTAAGAACCTGTATCATTTTCCTGTTAATGCCTCTCGCCAAAGCCTGGCTTTTTTGTATTTGTTCCCTGGTGAAGAACTTATTTAGATCCAGCACCTCATCCGTATCTAAATAACAACCCTTATCACCAAGATCAGGTAGTGTTAGCTGACCACCTGTAATGTTTTGTACATACCTTACGTCTTTTGTTTCTACGACATTGATGGGCATATGCCCTCCCTTTGCGGTTCTTCCGCTATTTTGTAAGCTCCCAATTTATCTTTTGTAACAACCTCCAAAAGTAAGTTGGGATACTCTTTCCTAAAGGCTTGAAACTTCAACTCATCCATCTTTGAAATCCAACCCTTAGTTTCTATACATCTGCCTTCTTTAGGTAAGTAGAAATCCACATAGTATGTTCTGTCAACGCCAAACTCATCTTTATATGGAACTACCAGACCTTCATACTTCCATTCTTTTCTACTCTTATCCAACCACTTTGCTACCACTATCTCATAACTGGACTTTAGATAAACATTTCCAGCGATGGGAGAATGGTACCAATGCATCTTATGCTTTAACGCCTTCATTGCTAAACCATATGTATAAGCTCGCTCGATGGGATCTTCATATCTCTCTTGATTGGCTAATCTTTTCTTCTCACATGCCTCTAAAGATTGTTTATGACCAAGAGCATACTTATTACCCATTGCTTTTAGAGCATTTCCTCTACACCACTCCTTTGACATCTTAACTCCAGTCTTTGCTAAAGAAATCTTTCTCCTAGATTCCTCCGACAAATGCTTCCCAAGCATCGTCCTCCTGCCCCTACTGGATAAACCAATTTTCCTTTTATGTTCTTCTGAAAATTTCCTTCCCATTAGAAGCTTACTAATCTTTTTTCTAACCTCTAACCTTTTAGATGGATTCTCATCACCACAAAGTTTTCCAAGTTTTGATAAGCGAATATTCTCTTTTGTTTCCTCTGAAACCTTATGTCCCATTAGAGATAGAGAAATCTTCCTTCTAGATTCCTCTGTATGTTTATGTCCTTTCTTAGGAGTGGACATCACGTATACATTACCAGTTTTATTCATCTTAACTTGTTTAGTAGAGGGTGGGATTTTAACCCCACCCTCTATCATTACCTTCGTGGTTTCACACAACTCACGCTGTTGGGTCAAACTGAACCTTACAGACTGCGAGAGCGTTGAAGATTGTCATACCTAACAATTCGTACCCGACAAAACCAAGTCGCAAATTGTCTGGGTCGTCTGCGGGTATAACATCCGTATCTTTTCTCAACGGCATCCATCCAAGGAACTTAGGGGTAGACATCACGTATACATTACCAGCGATAATCTGGTCGGACACGTAATAATCACCACCCCACAGGTTACCCAAATAGCCCGTCTCCCTTACTGCCTGCAATCCCACTTGGTCGAGCTTCTCCCAAGTCCAGCGCCGTATACCCATGGTTCCATAAGTACTCATGAGCACAGAACCAACAACAAGACGGTTCTTTTCAACCTGGTTATAACCTTTTGCAAGGACATCTTTATCCAGGATTCCAGCTACTGTTTGGGTAGTATTACCAAGAGCAGAGGCCGCTTCAATAAGGCCGAAACCAATCAGGTCTTCCCGTAGTTCCATACCTTCTATCAAGCGATCCTTTGCACGGTCTAAGGCACGATAGCGCCTCGTATAGAGCTCTTCATAAGGCACTTTGGGTCTAGCTGCAATCTCAAAAGCTGTCAGCTCTACCCTCTTACCTCTCATCTCTATGATACGAGGGGAACCACCTTTTCCAACTTTCACAGCTGGAACGAAAGGTTGGTCCTTATCGTATATCATTGGCACACCATCAGGTATCTGCTCAACTATAACGAACTTCCTAAAAAGTCCTTTGTAATCAAGCTTAAACCTAACAGGATTTGCCATGTTAGCACTAATCTTTTTCAAACCAACTTGAGTTTGAAGAGCCTGTGATAACTCCGCTTCTTTCTTAAGAGCTACATTGTGCGCCAGCTTCCTGCTTTCATAGATGGAACGACCAGAGTTTCCCTCTGGTTTTCCAGCTATAGCATTCGCCATCGCCATAATACCCCTAACAATAGCGGCCTGTTTCTCAGGAGTTAACGTCTCATTACCTCTTATACCTTCCATATTATTCTCCTTATATGATTTAGAAACTGTCCACTATTTCTTCATGAACATGTAAGCATCCATGCTACCATCAACAGAAGTAGCGGGACGAATTATGATACCCTTTTCTTTCCCAGAGGTACCAGTATTCGACCAAAGCCCTGAAGATGCAATATACAGATAATCTCCAGCATTCCAGGTTAATGTGGTATCGTAAGGTGCACCTTCAACTGTCTCACCATTGATAACAGAATCAATCTGGTCACTACCATTCAGAAACGTAACTTTACCACCATAGATGATAGTCACATTTCCGTTTTTATTGTCTTCATAGCTGGAATTCTTCATGATACCAATGTAGGCCGCATCTTCACTCTTAGCTAAACTGGCACCGGCAGCCCCTATCTTTGCCGGTTGACCACCATAGTAAGCGTCAGAAGCGGGATCCATCGGAATCTCACCATCTTTGAAGACTAACTGTGATTCACGAACTCCCATAACTTCCTCCTATACATAATATATTGAAGTCTCAAGACCTCAAATCCTATTCAAACATTTCCCCTTTTTCGAGGAAACCACCATCCTCACCAACTCCCTTACCAACTGAAGCCTTCTGTATGATAGGCACTTGAAGGTTCTCTAACCCTCTTAGGGCTTCCCTTACAGACTTCGACCCCTGTATGTTACTAACCTTTGGTAGGGGAGAAATAGTCTTGTTGAACTGCCCCAATGCCTCTTCTGAAAGCGCCATCAACTCTGCTGTTTTCTTTGGAGTTTCTGCTACTGATATCAAGCCTTTTTCCACCATATCTCTAACAATAGCGGAAACTAACTTTCCCTTGGCTTGTTTCACTTGTGCCTCTCTCAAAAGCGAACATTGTTTTTTCAAACTAACATTCTCTTTTGACACCTTCTCCAAAGAAGAAGCTTCCTTCTCTTTCTTTTGATCTTCTTTATCTTTTTCCTCTTCCTTCTTTATCTCTTCCTCTTGCTTATCTGCTTCATCTTTTGCCTCTGTAACAAGAGTGGAAAGCTTAGCCAAAAGTGTTGGTTTAGAAGCCTCACTTGCCTTTTGTATGTCATCAACAACTTGCTCAATGTTGTTACTAACCTTATCCAAATGAGCAATTGTAGAAACAAGAGTGTCTATCTTCTTAACCACCTTTTCTGCCTCTATAACCATAGAAGTTCTAGCAAAAAGAGCTGCTTGTTGTTTCTTCTTTTCTACCTTATCCTCTATGTTCTCAGCAATCCCATCAAGTTTCTCAACCACCTTCTTAGCTTCCTCTGTAGGATCTGCCGCAGCTTGTTTCCCACCTTTGGTTTCTGGAGTAGTATTCCCTTTGGTCTCATCTTTAAGTTTCTCTTCTTGTAGTTTGGATGCCTCTTCTGAAACTTTTTGTGTTTCTTCCGAATTTTTCTTCCCATCCTGACCAATCTCCTCGGAAATTTTGTTTATCGCTTTCTTTCTACCCTCTATACGCTGTTGTTTAGATTCCACATCCTTCTGTGGTTTTTCATCTGTTTCTTTGTACTTTTCAGAAGCTTCCATTTTTGCTTCCTCAAAAGATTTCCCCGTTTGCATTTGAGAAACAATATACTGTACCGCTTCTGCAGCCTTAGAAGAAACCGATTTCATCTTTTCTCTTCCTTCATAGGTAGTAAAGTCTACTTTCTTTTGCTTGTCAATATCCGAGCGGGTCTCATTGGCACTAGAATCCGCAACATCTTTTGTCTGTGTATCTTTTTCCTTACTAGTACCATAATCGCCCTTGTCGTTCCCCTGCAATGGAGTAACCGTTGCTTTCTTGGTTAGATCAAGCATTTTATTGAAAACACTCACAATAGAACTCGTAAGTTTATGTTCTTTTTCTTCCTGTTTGTCTTCAATCTTTTCCTTCACTTCATTCGGAACTCGATCCTTTACTTCCTCCATCTTTTGTATATCTCTGGCGATTTCCGCTTTCTCCACAACGGGCGGTTTACCACCTGCCGCCTCATCTGGATTTTTTGTAGAATCTGGAGTAGGAGGATTTTCTTCAAACGAAAGTATCGTTCTAAGTATATCCTTTTTACCGCCAGAGACTAATATGCTACCATCTTTTCGAGCAAGGACATAGTCCCCAGGATCCTTCTGAGTCACTACAGGGCTACCCTTACTATCTGTAGCGGTAGATTTCCCTTTCGCTTGTTCGGAGATGGTTTCATTAAGCTTCGAGGAACTACCATAATCACCACTATCTTTCATGGTAACAATGGGGTTCGCTTTTTCTGCAGCTTGTTTTGCTTCCATCACTAAACCCTCCTTCAGGTTATTAGGTTTTCTTTCGACTATAACTTGTCTCCAATCACTTTCTTTTGAAGCTAACACCTCCACCATCTTTGCATCCCTATCTGCCCCACAAGTTGTGATTATAGACTCTTCAAAGAAAGTAGGATTTTCATTTATTTCAAACGCCCTTGCCATAACATAATCCGAAGCCGACTTTGATAGAACCGCCTGCCTCTCATACTCATCAGGTATTATCCATGGCAACTCTGCTTCCTTAATACTTCCCTCTTCCATTACTTTCCTTAAATCTTTTGCCGACATCTTTATTTTTTTACCCTTTCGCTCTGCTATATGTTCACAGTAATCTAATGGTGTTTCGGCTTTATGACCACAAACACTACACACGCTATAATCGACATAACACCCCATACTAACATCGGTAATTTTTGCAAGTTCAATTAATCCCTTCTCACTAGGATCCATACCCACTAAACCGGGATAACGTCTATTAGCGGCCTTCCTGTTAACCGCCATTAAAATTTGAATGTACTCTTCCTGATGAACTGGTATGGCATTCGCTATCCATCCAATTGCTTTATCAATTGATTCGTTAATGTGATCCAAGTTAACTGGATCACTAACAAAAGTAGGATATCTATTAAGGAGTTGTCCCCACCTAAACCCATCTTCGTTGTCGTTGGGGCCATGGCGTTCTAAACCACTCACAGCTCTTGCTCGAACATAAAGATATCTATCTGGTTCTAATAAGATGGGACTAAAAGCGGCTATCTTTGCTATCGCCTCTCCATCCTTCCTCTCTATCAAATCTTGCCAGCGCGAAGCTGTCTTTTCTATGACCAGTTTTGCTCCAGTTTTAATCATCATAACAACTAAATCTCCGTTGACTGCCTATAAGTTAGGCTTTCATGTTGATAGTTCTGCTGCTCATTTCCCTCTTGAGCTTTACTTACTTTATTTTTAATATTAACATACCACTTCTGAATGAAATCATACATATAAAGATCTTCTGGTTTTGTAGAAGCCAAAACACAATCCGCTAAACCATCTATAGCGGCTTTTAGTAAGTCAAGATCAAAATCATTAACGTCTAAACCCGACACAACTTTCTTACTTGCGAAGGATTTTACTCGACCCAGTATATCATCCATATTGTTCTCCATAAAGTTATATTCATCATTACTGAGTATACCCATCATCAAATCCTTTCTTGCTCTTTCTAACAATGGTTTTTCTTCTGAAGGAACCCCTTGTCGAATGTAGTCAGAAATCAACACCATTAAATCAGAGAAAACAGACGCTTTCAACACCATAGCGTAATCATTTTTCATTTTTACCGGATTGTTCATTGCGACTACCCTCCAATACCTTTTCCTCACAAGCATTCGGTTTGAGCTTGGTTTTTTCTTTTTCCATAATACCATTTATTTCTGAAACCACCTGATCGCTTTTTACTACCTTTTCAATCTTACCCCTACTCGTCTTGATCATCATAAATACCTCACAAAGACAATGTCTTCATTTCAGGAACTTCCCCATCTGCAAACCTAGACCACAAATCTTTTACCACATCTCTTGCAAAAATTCCCTCTACATTACCAAACACACTTGCTATTAGAGGTGGAGTCAACTTATAGGAAACTTGTTTGAGATAATCCTCATCTTTTCTTTCCACTGTCCTCTTTATAATTGTTTGTGGGTTTAATTTCTCTTCTACCACAATACGACCACGAGTCAAAAGTACCTCTAATGGTTGTTCTGCTTCACTTCTAACAACATAAGCAATCTCTTTGGGAGATTTTACTATAACAGCAAGGGTTTTATTGTTCTCAGCACTATGTACTATAGTAAAGTTAAACATAAAATCACCTGATTGGATCCTCAATATAATCTTTATGAAAAAAATTCTCTCTCAACCAATCATACATACCCCTATCACAGTAGTACAATTTGATTGGATTGACTAAGTAGTAAATGTAGGATTCAACGAAATATCCCTTTTCATCTATCTCAGATAAGGGTGTTACAAATTGATTAACTATTTCATAAGACAAATGCCCATCGTCCTGTCTATTTACAATCCTTTTTCTATTCTTGAATGAATTAATCACCCACCCCTTCTGTTGAGGTGTTAAAGAACCCCATTGCTGTTCTGCTGACAAACGTGCAACTGGTGCTGTAACAGGCAATGCTTCAATAGCAAAACCACTGATTAAAGCTGTTTCTGTATCCTTAGTAACATAAGAAATTATCTTGCCCCTCATATCTTTGATCTCTTGTTCCAAAGCAATCTCAGCATCCCTGTTGGACGGATACCTTTCTTTCAACTCTTCTAATTTTTCTGTGCGCCATCTATAATCATTGGTTATATCTGGAACAAAAGAAACTGTAGAATTTGGTGGGGTTTCTTGTATAATTTTTCTTACCTCTTCATCAAATTCTATTGGAACCATTTCTAAAACCACATCCCCCACTTGCATGTCTTGAGCTAAATCAAATTGATTGGGAGGATTAACTGCCATCAACTCCTTTTCCAACTCGTCAAAAACTGAGAAATTAATTATAGGAGTATATCCGCAGCGACACAACGGATGGCTCATAAATGAAACAGGATATCTTTCTTTCAAAAGATCTTCTATTAAGTATATGTTCCTTCCTGGTGAAGACAACTCCCTACAAAGTAAGCAAGTTCTTAAATCCCCTATAGAGTTTCTCTCAACCTCCCTAACTCCCTGATCATACCATTCCTGCAATTGAATTGCTGCATACAAATTAACACTTTCTGTTCTAACTATCCTCTGATAGGTATATCTTTGCTTAGTCCACATATCTGCTAAAGCATCCCTCATCTGCCTATCAGACAAACCCATTCTAATTGCTTCTTCATCAAAACCCAGCATTGTTCTAACAACATTCCCCGGAGAACCCTGTTCAATCCATGTACCCTTCAGCCTATCAATAGTTTCTTGTGGAACAGACTTTACCAAAGACATCGATTCTCCAACATAATCCTCTAAGCGCCTCTTGTTGGCATCATAGTCCGCTTTCCTAATCATCTTTCTAGCACCCTCTCTATCATAACCCAGACGCTTATATGCACTCCCCCTAGCTGCATCAGAAAGATATTTAGTATAATACAAGAAAGGACTAACAGCAGTTCCACTTACCTTATCTAAATTAGTGGTAAGAAATCTATTTACATCATCAAAAGTCAAATGTCCTTTTTCCTTATATAACTTGAGACACTCTTCAATAAAATTCTTCTTCTGTAGGTCAAAGTCTTGAACAATCTCTCTTTCTAACTCAACAATGTATCTTTTACCTTGGTTATCTATTCTTGACTTTAGTAGCCTTCTATGCCATTCATCTAAATGTTCTATCTTATTGCCACCAACACATGTTAAACAACTACAATCATATAGATAAGGTTTTCCCCCAATCTTTGGTAGGTGACTAGAAACACACCCTTTTGTTCGAGCAATAGAAAAACCACTCTTGAGGTTATACTTCATCGCAACAACCATAGACTTCAATTGTTGTAACTGCTGAGAAGATAAGTTCTCAAGATCAATCTGTTGTAAATCTGCTATCCTCATTTCATTTCCGCCAAGGTAGTATCTATCTGCTTTTCAAATCTATCTAGATATTGTAAAGCAGTTTCTCTATCACCACTTGTTTGGTTAAACTTATCAATTAGTTGGTTCTCTTTTCTTATAACCGCTCTGATTCTATCTTCTTGACCACCAAATTGATATTTCTTTGATTGCTTAGAAGTAGATGGTTTGGTTCCTTGCCCACTCTGCCCTGTTCCTGCTGGAGCTTTTGGTGCTGAAGTTTGTCCAAAGCCAGGTAACATCATCTGCCCTTGACCAGGCATAACGATTGGTTGAGTTTCTGGTAACAGACCCTCCTGCTTCAAATTACTCTGAAACTCAAGGTCGTCTTTTTGCACCAATCTCTTTCTATAGTTTGGATCCGCCCAACCACCCCTCTCTTTATCTATCTGAGCAATTTCATACTTATCGTCATAACCCATGACTTTACACCATGTGTCGTAGCAGATATCCATACGAGCTCTTGCCTGTTCCGCATATTGCTTTTTAGACGAATCCTCAACCAACTGCAACTTCTGCTTCCAACGAATCTTTGGTAATATCAGTTCCCTTTCTTGTCCCGCTACTCTTATACGAGAATCTGAACCACCAGACATTTTTGTAACTGGTTTATAGAAACCATTCGCCAAAGCTATTGGAATCCAAACCTTTTGCATTAACCAATTCTCTATCTTTTCCCTCTTAGCCATGTAACGCCCTTGCAATATTTCAAAAGCTATGATGGGTCCAGAACTCCATCCAGGACCTTCTCCGTGTATGGCTGCCTTACTGGTATATAAAGCAGACAGTATTCTTTCTGTCGTAAAATCAAACTCTGGTATAATAGGTAATAACCGACCAGATGCACCAACCATATCTAATTGCACTCCATAGTGGGTTACTATAGCAAACAATGGATCATGAGCGGAAGACTGCAACAATCTAATAAAGTCTGCTATATCATCATCCGAAGGCATATAACCATTTTGCGGATCCCCCAACTTCCAAATTTGTTTAGGTGTGATCAAACCATCTGATATAGCATACTGAGCCTCTCTCAACTTATCTTCATATAACAAATCCTTCAAAGCTCTAATAACTATAGAGGTTCCCCTTGGGTCATAAGGGCTAGCTCTTCTTGCTATATGGGAAAGGTTAAAGGCATCCATTGGTATGTTACGACCTTCCTCCACACACCTCAAAGTTATAGGATCTAAGTACTGCTTAATCTCAAGGTCCCTCTCATCTGTAGAGTGAACCAACCTTTTCAAATCCTCATCTGGTTCTAACTCGAACTGAGGTTTAGAGCCAACTGCTAACTGAGCTGAATTAACTACTACAAAATCTGGATTTAGAACAACCACTTTATCAAAATAGTTCTTCTCATCGTTCCAGTGAGCGAATGGGAATACCTCTCCAATCAATTCATATTCCCGACTCATATCTAATACGGTTTGGAACAAATCCATATCTATCGCGGCATCCTCATAAGTATGTAAGATATGTGGGTCATCTATACCATCTAATTCGAATTGTGAGATCGGGTACTCGGCGTGCATGTCTATACAAGAACCAACTATCGGATGAAAACGGTCGAAGTATCGGAGCCACTGGTTGAGGACTTTATAGTTCGTCGGCAGGTAGAAATTGATGATATTCAGAAGGGGGTTTCTAATCTCTGGCGGTGTATGTTGTACACTCGCACCACTCTTCATTATCGCCTTCTGTGTTTCAGAAGATAGTCCCTCTGTGTTACCAGCGGATCTCACCATCGAGAAAGCGGACTTGGGCATTTTTACATTGGGTTGATAAGTAGCGGTGTACTTCTCCCCTCTTTTCAACATCTGAAAATGATGGCCAAGATTATCTGTGATTATGCGCGGATCTGACATTCCAATCTCCTTATTTCTTTTTCGCCGTATACTTCCAACTTCAACTCTGGATGCTGTTTTCTAAAAGCTTCGAACTTTAACTTATCTACATCACTAACCCACCCCTTAACTTCAATACATTTCTTTTCTTTGGGTAGATAAAAATCTACATAATAGTTATGTTCTCTTTCATCCCTTCCAATGTAAGAAGTTACTATACCTTCATACTTCCATTCTTTCCTATTTTCATCCAACCACTTTGCCATTATCACTTCATAACTAGATCTCAACGGAACCTTTCCTGCTGTTGGGGAGATATACCATTGTAAGTTCTTTGCCATGCCTCGATGTTGCATAGCATAATCATAAGCTCTTTCAATTGGATCCTCATATCTTTTCCTTGTTGCTTGGCTGATCTTTCTCCTCCACTCTCCATCAATAATCCTTCCAGTCATTGCTTTAGATATCTTCTCTACCCAAAGAATCTTTCTCCCTAGTAGGGATGCCGCTATTTTCTTTTTGGATTCCTCTGTGTGTTTTCTCCCCTTCTGCCCGCGCGCCATCCTTCTTTTAGTTTCTTCTGACAACTTTTTTCCCTTATTCCATGGAGACTTTCCAGGACAATGACCACTTATGTACTTTGGTTTCCACCATTCCCCTTCTACCGCTACCTCCATCCCACACCCACAAGCACATAAAGCCATACTTTTCTCAATAACTCAACTGTGCATCCCCCTCTTTATTAAACTCCTCAATTATCTTCTTGAGAAGTTCCTCATCATTTATGTCAAATTCTATTTCAACTTCTGCTGCATTAACTTCTAAAGAACTATGCTTTGGTCTGTAGCCGTGGTTTTTCATCCACCATGCTACCGCCCAAGGATTATCCACACCAGGCACAGTTTTTAACTTTTTCACCACATGCTCAAAACCAGGAGGGGTTGCCTCCTCTTTTTCTATGTTCTCTTTCTTTTCCGAAATAGGATAGTTCCCCTTCTGTTCATCTGCAAACTTTTGCCTTCTAATTTCTGTTCGAGATAACTTTTTAACCTCTTTGGAGGCAACCTCTTTCTTTCCTAACCCCTTTTCCTTCATCTGGTCAAACAATCTTTGATTTTGTAAATCCATTTGTGACCTGGGATCATCCTTCCATCTTTCTACCCATTGTTCGAAATAGGCTTGATCCTCTTCTGGTTTCTTTTCAAAAGCTCGTTCAAACCACTCTCGAACATTGACCACTGTTTCTTGTGCCACTTTCTTACTAGACAAACCAACTAAATCAGGAGCTTCTTCATTAACCATCTCGTGAACCCTACCCACATAAAAACTTGTGTACTGATTGGGAGGTTGTTGAAAAATCGACATAATCCCTTTTTCTTCAAAAGGCTTCATTTCTTTATCCCAAACATCTTGACCCCACTTCCCAATAAATTCTTGTTTGGCTCTCTCCCCAGCTTGGTTCTTATGTAAATTGAAAAGAGCAAAGTATGGGTCCATCTTCTCTGCTGTCTTTTCCACCAGCCAATCTGGTATAAGCTCCCCGGTTATGGAATGTCTTATTATTTGTTCTTTCATATTCTCTCCAAATCTCATATCTGTAAAACAACTTTGTGTACCATGTAAAACGAAAGTAAATCGCTGCAGGTAGGTTTTGAGCTGTCTAATATATAATTTATACCAAACGAGCTCTCAACCTACCTGCAACCAATTTCTTACAAAAGACCGTATTCAACATCCATCGAAGTCTTAGGTGAGGTATCCGTCTGACTAATCACATTACCAACAAGGTCAAAAATTTCATAATGTGATGTAGCATCTGGGGTAGTAACCCAAAGACCAGTTATTGTTAACGCAGTAGCGGTATTAGAAGCCACTACTTTTTCCTGGCCAATTCCCACTCCAGCAATGATCCTGACCGATTTACCAGTCCAACCATTTACTGTCCAAGTTTTAGTCGTATCTTTTAGAGTAGTTGTAGTATTACTCCCACTTGATGTGCCTTTCTCGAGTACTCTATCCCCCTTCTCAACAAAGTTAGTACCAGAAATATCCACTATCTTTGCTGGAGCATCAACAGAAAGAACTGCCACATTGTTCTTATTTGCCTGGTCGGCACCAACAACTGCCCTCTGAAATACCTTTTGCGCTGCATTCTGACTCGCATCAGGTATAAGCCCTCCATCTTGCCAACTCATGTTTCCTCCTATCTTTTTTCTAATTATTCCAAATTTGGGGCTAGCCCGGCGAAAGAAACTAGCCCCTGCCGCACTGGTAAAAATTAAGACAACTCAATCACAGCGCCACT